CCAATTATTCGAGCCGTATCTGATACGGTGAGCATGGTTGCACTCACCGAGAGTGTCGAGAGCCGTACCGCCCGTTCCTTCGGTTACGGCAACGCTCTCGATAGCGGTGGTAGCGGTTCTGCTCTCGTAGGTCGAAACAAGCACCGTAGAAGCCTGTTTCTGATAACTCCACGGGAACATGATAACGCCACCTGTCGGGACTGCCTTTGTCAGCGTAAACTGATAGCTCTTACCACCGCCGTAGGCAGTATCGTAACCTGCGAGAAGGGTGAAATGGTAGGTTCCTGCGGCAAGCTCGGTCTCACAGTAGAACAGAGCTTCCGTTCCGTCAAACTGCATAGCCGTGGGGAGAAGATCGTGAAGCTGAATCGTCATGGAGTGCTTGAACTGAGCATCGGCAGGAACATCATGGTCGAAACCGATAATATCCCACACCAACTGCTTGTCTCCCTTGTTACACACCAACTGATCACCGATGTGGAACACCTTACTTGCAAGACCGAGACGAACAATCGCCTGAATGTCCTTCCAAGACTTCACCACTATACCGCCGTTGTTACTTGCGATTGCTGCCAAAAGAGCGTTCTGAGTGTCCATCTTCTCATTGAACGCATCCTCGGACAGAAGATTGAGAATGTTGTTAGGCATGATTTTATATCCTCCTATCAAATTTCATCGAGATAGAGTTTCGGTTTACCGCCCTCGATTTTAAGCTGATAACCGTACTGTTTGTCGTTATCGAGGTCTTCAATAACGATCTGCTGAATGCCCTCGGCATTCGCCCAAGCCGCCGCACGATTGTGTTCTGCTGCGGCTCTTTCCTTTTCTGCCGTATCTCTCGCTGTTTCAGCGTTGACACGATTAGTCTCTGCTGTAACCCTTGCGTTCTCAGCGACTACACGCTTAGCTTCCGCATCCTTCGCTTCGGCAACCTCAGCAAGAAGGGTTACGAGCAGATCATAATTTTCGTCCTCGCTGATGTCATCTCCTGAGTGGTTGGAATGCTCGACTTCAATCGTGAAATTGAGAGTACTCAACTTACGACCCTGAGCATCCACTACAGAGACATCACAGCCGACCTTATCATCGAGTTCGAGCATCCAGTAGGTGATCGGGACGGTAACGGTGCCGTCCTCGTTCACCTCACCTGCGAATGCCTTAGATGTATTATCGGCTCTTGAAGCGTTGATCGTTACAACAGAGGAAAGATCGACAACGATGGGTTCACCCTCGTCCGTCAACTGAATTTTGAGGAACCTTGAATCCTTGTCGTACTGCTTGGCTACTACCGCCTGGATCCTGTTCTGTCTCGAAACATCAAGCGATAGAGATTTTACAATCTTAGCCATAGGTTAGTCCTCCTTATTCTGTGGTTTTATTGAATTCGTCCATCTGTTTCTGATAGGAGTCGGTTGCGTTCTGAATTTCAGCTTTCGCCCCTTCTCTTACCTGATGAAGTGCTTCCGAAAGAATGTTCTCCATGAGGAATAAGGGAACATTGTGTTTCTGCATAGCACCGTTGACCGCCGCAAAAACCTCGTTCTTGGCATCGGCGTATTCCAAGCAAAACGGACGAATCGGTTCTGCTTTGGAAATCTTCTTTTCAGGAATTTGTGCTTTCATTGCGAATTTTCTCCTTTATAGAATTTACATATTGAGTTCCGAGTTCGGTAGCCTGTCCTTCAAACCACCATGAATCATAGGATGTCTTGGCACCGAATATTTCTCTCCACCAATAGCGGAGTGCAGAACCGATGCTTAGCATCAGCATCCTGAGACCTCCGAAAGCGGCGTTTTGAATACTGTGACCGACTTCATGATTTTTGAGACTGTCGCTTGCTCCCTTATTGCAAACGAAGAACCAACCCATTTCGAATCCTCCCCAATTTTTGCCTATTTCAAAATATTTACATATCCCGTAATAGTCTTTGGGTTTACATCCGAAAAGGCGAAGCGCTCCGTAAATGATAAGCCCTACAAACGACAGCGCCCAACCTTTTGTTCTTTGCATTTTGCGAATAGTGTCGGGGGACTGTTTTAAGATATTTGAATAATCTGTATTTTTCATATTCAGGCTCCTATTTTTGATTCGAGTTCGCCGATTCGTTGTTTTAGCTTTTGAATCTGCCATGTGTTGAGTGCGATAAATTCCTCGTATCTCAAAAAACAGCTTGTTTCCGAAATATTCTCGGATTCATTATAGCTTTCTGCTCTCACAAACCCGGCAAAATCCTGTGTTGTCAGCGATGAATTATATATTCCCGTTTCGACTTCCTGCGCGATAAATCCAGCATGGAATCTGTCGGATGTTCCGTCATTGTACTTAAAAAGTCGCGGAATCAGATTATCGAAAAATGTATCGTATTCTTCGGAAAGATACTGTATATCATGTTTTTTATTTACATCAGACGTTATGGCAACCGACGATGTGCCAAGCCATGTTCCGAAAAGCTTGGCTTGCTCTTGCGTGAAACTTATAGTGCCGCCTCCACAGCCGAGGTAACCTCTCGCGTCTCCTCCGTTGTCAACGCCGATGCTTAGAGTTATTCTATCGTTGGAGATTATATTTCCGGTAGACGAGACTATCTGACTTGTAGTACAGGTATTCCAGTTTTGAGAAAGCGTCATATAACCGTCCGAAAGAGTGACAGTGTTATCATTTACACCCGTCGAAGAGAACGTTCCCGATATCGAAACATTCTCCGCAACCATCCCGTCTGCATTTATTTGTGATGAGGAAAGAACGCCGGTTATATCAGCAGCGTCAATCTTAATCCCCAAAGCATCAATTTGCGAAGCGGAAAGAGTCCCCGTTATGTTTGCAGCATCTACTTTTATTTCGGAAGCATCGATCTGCGAAGCCGTAATCATTCCGGTTATGTTGGCGGACGGAACCGTTAAAACTCCGTCTTTTATCTCGCACCCGCCTATAACGCCTTCCTCTGCATAAATGTACCCTTGCGAATCTACATAAAATTTTCCTTTTCCGAGTCCGATACCGCTTGTGCTGATATATACGCCGTCGTTTTCCGTTTCGTCATACGATGTTTTTCCTATACCGATATGGGTCTCGTCAATCGTAAAGCCGCCGATGGCACCTGCCTTGATCTTGTCGGCGGTAATAACTCCTGCCGCAATCTTTTCGGAGGTAATGGCGTTGGCATCAATGAATTCCGCTTGGATTTTATAGGCTGAAAGGATTTTGTAAAGAGCGTTTCCGTCTTTTGTAAATCCGTATTGCCATACAGGGTTTCCATCGTTCCAATCCTCAGTCCATGCAAAGCCGCCTGAGTTGAAAACATAGATGATGGTACTATCGTTGAGAGTAGCTTTATCGTGGTAATACCATGTAGATACCTTGTTTTCGGTAATCTCAGTACGGTATAACCCAAAAGCACTACCTATCGTCTCATTCAAAGCGAGAGCAACATTGAATTGTCCTGTAGAGGTCTTTTCTGCGGCTTTTTTCGCCTTTTCAATGATGACTTTCTCGTGAGTGGTTGTAGAACCTGTCGAAGCATATCCACCTTTCGTGCTACCATCACCTTCGCCAACGACATCGGTTGTGCCGTTCATTGTGTAGGTGACAGCCGACACAATGGTTTTATGCTCGTTTCCTCTCCTATCTACGAAGGTAATCATGTCCATCGGGTACAGATAAGGCATAGGGCGACACACGCTCGAATAAGGAAGATAAGTAAAGTTACCCACCTTAGCATAAATGATTTTGGCAATCGTCTCCGCATCCGACTGAGCGAGGGAGTTACCTTCGATGCAAAGGACAGAACCTTTTTCTCCTGCGGTGTACTCGCTCTCGTCTGCGGCAGTCACTTTTACGCCCGTGATAAGAACCGAATGTTCCTCCATATCGGAATCGTATCTATCGGCGGCAGGAATAATGTGTCCTGAGTCCTCAAACCATGTAAGTCTGAGTTGACCATCCCAATCAATGAAAGCATTCGTACACGAAAGCTGAGCCGCCCATTGAATGACCTGCCGATATGTAAGTCCGTCATCGGTGGGGCGAGTATTGACCACATAATCGGAATTGTAAAACGATGTTGTTTTGAGCAGAACGCCGCATCGAGAACACGCATCTTCAACGATCTCCCCAAGCGTAGCCGGGAAAGCGAGAGTCGTATCGTACTCTCTATCGAATTTGACCATGTTATCGAGGGCATTGAGCGTAATGTTTGACTTGTTTTTGGTTTTCTCGTCAATGGTGAAAACACCGAGAGGAACATAGTGCATGGTTGCATTCTCCCACACCTTTGCGTTCCATTTCTTTATTCCAACATGAATGATGAGTTTTGCACCATCGAAGGTATAGCCATCGAATCTACCGTCTGCATTCTTCAATTCGAGCGTAGCTTCCGAAGCAATGGCAGTTCCGATTTCGAGGGCGTTGGAGGAAAAACAATATCTGTCTATCGTCAATCCTCCTTGCAGAATGTCAGACTCCTTGATTTCCTCAAGTCCCTCGATACCTAACACCTGAATTTTTGCAATTTGACGATAGCAGGATTTGAATAGCGATACTACCTCAGAAGATACTTTATACGCCATATCTCACATCTCCTTCTATCTCGACTGCGTGGCGTTCTATGATACTGAAAGAGATTTCCTGCCACAAACCCGTTTGACAGTTGTAAAGCGGTGCGGCTCTGTCTCCTACATAAAACTCCGATGTCCTGAACAACCCTTCCTTCGGGTCGAGATAACATACCGTTATGTATTCAGGATTGAATGCTTTAAGGATAGCCGAAGCATCCTCTGTGGTTACATTCTTCCACTTCAAGTCCAAGCCGACAATCTGTCCGACACGAGCTTTGTCCATCGTATAGTCTTCGGTTCGACCTGCATCTGCTGCCGAAAGGTCTTCAAGTTTCCACTTAAAAGAACAAGGGCATTTTATTTCAGCACCGTCAACCGATTTGATAGGATTGTACTCGTTGCTCATATAAAACACCCCTTTCTTAGTTTCCTACAGGAACGATAACTTTACCGTTTCTGCGATTTTGTCTTTCAAGACCCTTTGTGATAGTCGATACAGGAATTGTACCGTTGCCAGACTGACGAAGCAGTTGAGTTAAGAGCTTGTTCTGTTCTCTCAACAGGTCGTTCTGTTCGGCAGAAGCATCACTCACACCTCTCGAAATACCTTCAATGATCTGCTCGTTATTTACAACGGCTGTCTTACCGTTACTAAACTGACCGACCAACTCATTGTGGTTTGCCATAAACAAACCGTCTTCGGGGAAGCCGCCTGTGCTATATCCCGAAATTCTTCCGAGTTTCAGTTCTGACACCTGACTGATATTGAAGCCTACACTCTTACCTCCTATACCGGGTACCCAATCGGGAACATCAAATGAAATCTTATTGATACCGTTGATGATAACATTGATTCCTCTGATGAAGAAATTTACAAGAGCTTCAAAACACGAAATTAAGAAGTTGATAGGTACGATGGCAAGATTGGCAAATCCTTCCCACCAATGCTTGAAGAACCCTTTCAAGTCTTCCCACACAGCTTTGAAGTCGCCGCTAAACAAGTGCTTTATAATCTTGACAAAATCTTGGAACAAGGTGATACCCCAGTCGATATATGCCTTAACACCATCGAACAAGGCGCCCACGAGATTTTTGATAAGATCGAGAACAAGAGCGAGACCGGGACAGAAGTTTTTAACCTTGTCGATGATATTGTCGAAAAAGCCGAAAACTTTATCCTTTATTCCTGTAATCCATCCGTCAAACAAACCTTTGAAGTTTTCAAGCCACGCTACAATCTCGTCTCCCCAAATAGCAAGGGCGGCAAGGGCGGCTATTACGGCGGCAATAGCAAGAGGAATCCAACCTCCGATAGCAATGGCGATACCTGCACCAACGGCGAGGATGCCGACAATTATCGTAAGTGTGTTTTCAAGGCTTTTACCATTCGTAATGAGGTCTTTGATGCCGACTACAAGAAGTGCTACTCCTCCGATTGCAAGGGTCACTCCTGCGGCTACAGCACCGAACAAAATAGCGATACCGCCGACCACTCCTGCAATACCTATCAGCATTTCTGTAAAATTACCCCAATCAATACCCTCAGTCCAAGCCGACAAAGCACCTTTGACGAGTTCGGCAACACCGAAAATGATCAAGCATACCGCACCGACATACTTCAGAATGGAGGAAAAGCGTACCGCCTTTCCTGTTAAAGCAGTCAGAGCTACCGCCCAGTCTTTTCCGTTAAGCAATGTTTTCAACAGAACAACTGCTGCTACCAACTCTGTGATAGTGAGTAACGCTGATGTAAAAGATGCACCGTCAATGGAAACTTCCTCGAACATTTCGGAATAATTGTAGTTCTGACCGATGGTATGAATTTGATCCATACCTGCCATACCTTTCAATTTTCCGAGCGACTTAGCATAATCATCAACATACTTTTTCGCCTTAATGAAGGTTTTGGAACCGTTCAATGCTGAGAACAAAGCGTTTACGGCATTGGCGATCTCGATTAGTGCATTGGCAAGAAGTCTGATCAACGGGTACAAGGCTTGCAAAACGGGTACAAGACCTGCACCTATGGAGTTTTTGAGTTGCAGTCCGATGGTTTTGTATTCGGTCAATACGGCGTTGACTTCTTTGCTATACATTGCAACATTTTGAAGTCCTTCGGTTACACCCTTCGAGATTGCCGACACCGCCGAAAACAGTAAACTATACATAAGTATCGTTTTCATAGCCTTCAACGGAGTGTAAGCACTCTTTGAATTTTTTCTCAGCGATTTAAGCTCGAAATTGAAATCTTTCAAGCCGTCAATGGCTCCACCGATTTTCTGTTTGAGAGAATCGAAGAACTGTGAAAATTTCTTCTCTTTCCATTGACTTTCATCGAGAAAAATAGTTCCGTCCCCAAGAAGTCCTGAGATATTGGAACCGCCTGTGCTACCGCCCGTAGAAGGTGCAGAAAGGTTGCCACCAAACGGAGGGACATAGGAACCGCCGCCCCCTCCTTCACCCGAAAGGGACGATGCCAAAGAACCGAAAGTGATGGATTTTAGGGTGTCGATAAGGGGAGAGGAAGTTTTACTGAACTTGGAAAATTCCTCGTTAGTAGCCGATGCTTCCTCACGCACCTTTTTGACCGTTTTGGCGAATGTACTCATGCGAGAATTCGCCCGTGTAAGTTTGTCAACAGATTTTGAAATGCCGTCCATGCCTTTGGCTGTACCTGAAAAATCGAGAGAAGCAATTTTCTTCAATTTACGATACAGCTTATCGAAACCTGTCCTGTGTCCGAGAGCATCAATTCTCTCAAGAACACCTTCGAGTTTTTCAAGACGGGTAACGGCTTGGTCAGAAGTGGCTTGTACTTCGATTTGTAAATTCTCAATCGTCATTTACCTTCCACCTCCTGTTTCTTCCTGCGAAACTCTGCGTTTTTCGCTTCGACTAATGCTCTAAATCCTTCAGCTCTTGCCCTCATTTCTTCCTCCTCCCGGATCTCCTGATCGGATTTCGTAATGGGAATAGGCTTTTCAAGATATGGGTCAGGCTTAGTGCCGTTTTTCGCAAAAGCATGAAGAATGGGAGCCACGCTACACAAGGCGTTGTAGATATACGCACCCTGTAACCATGCTTCTTCATTCGTCCGCTTTTTACGAATTTCATCTGCCTTACGGTAAGGTTTAACCAAATCAGAGTCTTGTTTCCAATACTGATCATAAGTCATGCCGATAGACAGATAGTAGGGAAAGCATTCGTCAAATATTTGGGAGTAAGATGGGGGAGAGTCGGATGTTACTCCGTCCCCCACTTGATGTTTCCCTCGTCTTCCTCAGGCTCATCGAGCAACGAAAGAACAGGCTCCTGATACATTTCCGCAAGGGTCTCAACGAGAGAATCACGGTTGGTAAACTTGCTGAAAATCTCGTCAATGAGCTTTCTGTTCGTGAAGACATTTCTGTGGTGCATAAGGAATGCACCTGCAAAGAGCATAGTGATCATGGTCTGAGGTTTGGAATCAATCTCGTTGATCTTGAACCCCTGAGACTCCATCTGCTTCACGGTCTCTCTGCTGTATTCGAGAGTATAATTTCTCCCGTTGTATTCAAACTTGATTTTCTTAGACATTTGTTAGTCCCTCCAAATTAGGTTGTAGCGATAGTCGCTTCTGTGATCTCAGATTCAGGGTAGCATACAATCTTACCCTCACGAGCCGCACCTACGCTGCCGCCGTTGGGAGTAGCGAAGTGGGTACCCGACCATTGCCATGCACCGTATTCGCCCTTTTCGCCGAAACGAATCTGATAGTAATGGGTCTTGCCGTCTTCGAGCTTCTTCACAGCATCGTACTTAGCCTTATCATAAATAAAGCCAAACTCGTAATCGGGAACATCGACCATGCCCTGCGTGTATTTCTTCTGATTGGAAGAAAGATCGCTGATGTCGAGCTTTTCGGGAGCCGAGAAAATATCGGGATAGCTGGTAATGTCGATCAACTTCTCAAAGGTACCATCTTCGGTTGCCGAATGGTACAGAAAAGTTTTGCTCGTAGATTTTTCCATGAACATTTACCTCCAATAAATATTTTGATCTTTGTCAACCACGGCTCTGTATCGTGCCGTGATGCGATATACCGTAGAATCGGCAAGGTTGGGAGTCGGTTTACAATATGATCTTACAAATCCGAAATTCGCCATAACCTCATCGACTTTTTGAATCAGTTGTTTTGCCTGAGACTTCTTACCGCTTGTGAGGTTTGAATACACATTCACCTCATAGAGAACTCTCGCATGATTTTCAATGTTACCCGAATCCTGCGTTTTCTCATATACCGAATTATCATGCTCCTCTACGGTAACAAGAGGAAACACCTTACTGCGGTCTTGATAGGTCGGAGAACACTTTACAGGAGATACGGCGTTCTTGACCGCTTCAAATACGATAGGTTCTATATCAATCATTTGCCGAATACCTCCTTTGCCGTATTTTCCAAATTATCAATCAGTTCAACCGAGGTCTCGAACATAAAAGGTCTTGAACGCATACCCTTTGTCCATCTCACTCGGTTTTGATTTTGGTCGAAATAATACCATCCGTCTTCGCCATGTTTGTTGACATCGTACTGATAGCCGAACTCTTGTGCCTTAGGGTGTTTGCCTGACCCTTTTCGGTCAACACAAGTTCCTGTACCGAATTCAACATAAATGGCGTGATCACTATCGGTTCGTATGATACCCTTCGTTCCGTCTGCCGAAACAGCGTAGTATATACTCGAATCGAGATCGCCCGTGTCGATAGCATCGTAAGAAATAATCTTATCGGATGCAATGCTGACTCCGTTTTGACACAGAACAACAACGAGTTCTTTGGTCTTGGCGATAACCTCCTCCTTGAACGCTCTAAGTTCTGCGAGAGCCTTGCCGGGGTTTCCGAGATCAACCACGATTTTACGCATTGGAGACCTCCACTTTCTTCAGATAATACACCACGCCGTTTATGCTTTTCTTAGGCACTTCTGCCATAACATAATCGTGAGGGTTACTTGTGGGTGTATCAATCCAAAATACGGTTTTGTTATCGAAGGGATAGGATGTTTTCGATGTGCTTAGCTTAACATCACATTTAACGACTCTGCCATACTCCACAATGGAAACAGAAGAATTGACATACTCAACTTTGATGTCGAGAGACTGAGGGTCGCCGTAAACGGGTTTTACCTCATCGTACTCGCCAACTTCTTCGGTTCCTATCTGCTGAGCATAGAAGATTTTTCGTTTATTGATTTCCAGACTTCTCATATCAGATCACCCCACAGTAAGGGATGATACCTGAGAACATGGAGTCGGGAACGCTTGCACTCTCGTAACTACGCTTAATGTCCCCTTCATCGTGGGAAGTCTCACCCTCACTACCTCTGCGGTTATAAAGGTAAACGGCGATTTCAAGGACATTTTTACGATAGCGTGAAGGGACAACGGTTTTGGTATCATCGTAAGGGTACAACCGATTCAGAACTTTGGTTTCTGCAATGGAAAGTAGCGTAGTCAGCAAAGACTCGTCACTTTCCTGGGTCAACGCTTTAAGCTGCGTGAGCATTTGACTGCTTGCCATACTACGCTACCTCCTTAGAGATTAGGCGAGAACGATCTTGACCGCCTTAGTTGCATCGGTGAGTGCAGGCAGGTAGTACTTACGGGAGAATACGGTGTTGAGACGAACATTGGCAGCGGTCTCAGAACGCATATTCTTTGCGATTCTCTCGATCTCGGTGTTCTTCTTGATAAAGAGAGTCACAGCCTGCTTGGTGCCGATGATGATCTCACCTACAGTTGCATTCTTCTTGGTGTAAAGATGAGTGCCACCGACAGTACCCACATAGCCGTTCTTGGCAAATGCTTCGACATACTTGAGATCGTCTTTGAGTGCCTTACGCACCTTCGCCATATCGGTAGGCGAAACGAAACCGAAAATGTTGACACCTTCAAGGTTCTCAAGAGCGAGGAGAGCCTGAGCATCAACGAAAGCGGCAAAGTCGGGCGTTGCAGCATCGACCTTGAGGGTAGCTTTCTTGAACTCAGCGAAAATGTCGCCGTTCACGGTGTTGAACATATCCGTACCTGCGTGCTTCATGCCTACGGGGACGATCATGGGGTCTTCCATTGCTTCCTCATCGTAGTACTCGAAGCGGTTCTGAGCGAGGAGGATTTTGTACTCCTTCTGCTCGTGAGAAACGGAAATGCTCTTGGTGTTACCCTCACCTACGCCTACCTTCTCGGTACCGTTGGTTGCGGTGTAAACATTGATTTTGCGAGTCATACCTGCGGTTCCCTGAAGAGAACGGTCAACGGTGCAGAACTGCTGCAGGTTAAGGTGAGACTCGAACTGATCTTCCACCTCATTAGAGAGGAAGAAATTGCTATAGCCAGTATTCTTGTTAGGCATTATTCAGTACCTCCATATAATTCGTTGTATTTTTCGGGATTGTTTACGGAATACTCGTAACGCTCGGCAGGGGTCATGGCTCTGAGCTTTTCAAGAGTCATGGTCGCATCACCATCCGAACCCTGGGGTCTCGGAGTGCCTTTGCGTAACTCGTCTTTGATCTTCTTGTCGTGCGATTCGAGGAACTTCTTCTGATTGGCGAACACCTTCTCCATGTCCCCGTCAGCAAATGCCGTAGCGGTTTCTGCGGCAAGAGCTTCATCGTAACCAAGAGCGATAAATCTCGCCTTATGGTCGCTGACTGTCTTATCCTTTCTGAGCGATTCGATTTCGCTTCTCATGGTTTCCATCTCCTGTTCACGGGCGATCTTCGCCTGTTCCTCAGCAGACAGAGTAGCGTTGTACTTCTTCTTCAACTCAGCAAGTTCAGAAGCAGTCTGATCGAATACGGACTTCTTGACATGACCCGAATAATCAGGGTCGGGAATATCCAAGCCTTCAAGAGCCGCAATCTTCTGTTCGGGGGTCATGTTCTCATAACCCTCAATGGTGGTCGTGTTAATCTTCATGATTTTTCCTCCTGCCTTTTATAGTCTTCTGTGACTGTTAATTTTTGCGATTTAAGTCTTCTCTGACCTTTGCGTTTTTGGTCTGCTTCTCTGCAGATATTTTGAATGATGTAAACCATCAAAAACAAAATCATTCCTCTTTGGGATTCGGCTTGTTATTAGTCGGGGTGGGGGTTCCGTTGGGGTTATTTCCTTCGGGAGCCTTTTCGGTCTCCTTCTTGGGTACCCATTTTTGAAGATAAGGTTCGGAATCCTTACAAGCCTGTTCGGGGTCGGAGAACAGGTTACTCAGGCTGAATGCGATTTGAGGTGTAACACCTGCTTCGAGCATATTTTGAAGCCCCTGAGTTTTGGTAAGAAGGTTATCCGTCTTATTTCTCGTGAATTTAATGTCGATGTCCGACACTTTGAGTTGCAGATCATCTTCAAGAGAAAGGATGTATTTCAAGAATTTCTTTTCAGACTTCTTGAAAGAGGACTCCGTTTCTTTCGCTTTCGATTCTGCTGCCGCCCATCCGTCTCGGAGCATGACCGCCTGACCTGTGTCGCCTGTCGTTCTGTTGTTACCCTGTCTATCGGGCATACCACAGATGATCAGCACCATCTGATAGAGGTGATCAACGACAATTTGGGTCTGAGACTGATTGAGTTCGCTCGATACGATTCCTACATCGGCAGGGTTGCCGGGTTCCGAGGTAAAGAGCAACGCCCCTTCCTCTTTCAACTGTTCGTACTTTTCCTTGTCAATACGAACATTGATAAACTTCATGAACGACTGAATGAACTGCTCGATGCCGTCCAAACGGTTTGAGGTTGCGAGGTTGATCGCATCGAGAAGTTGAAGCACAAGCTCGAATGCACCGATTCGGGTGTTGTTTGCAGGATATTCGATAATCGGGATAGTACCCAAAATATGAGATTCCTGCTTGACGATCTTGCCGTCCTCGACCTCGAAATACTCATGGGGCGTATAGATGCAAAACCGTCTTTTATCTTCCTCAGAATCAATGACTACTTCCTGAATGCTCATGACAGGCTTTTTACCAAACCCTGTATTATACACAATCGCCGTGTATCGAGAATCGAGAGTTTCCATTTCGATTTTAGAAACTGTATCATCGTCTTCCTCTTTCGGAAGTACCATACGATACGCCGTTCCCGTAATGAAGAACCATTCCGCAATCTCCTCGTCACTCGATGCTTTGTCCTCGCAAGCCATGATTTCGTTGAGCCGCATAATGGCTTCGCCGTTGTCACCCGTGGGATTTACGGTACCCTGATCTTTTACGGCTCTACGAACATACTGAATGGGTTCACCGAAGGTATAACCCTTCTTGAATGAAACAATTTCATTCGCATGATTTTCAACGACTTTGTTGTTGATCTCAGGGCGAAACTTCTTGATTCTGTTCAAGATAGGCTGTCTTCCACGATAATACCAATACAGGTAGTCGGATTCGTTCTTGTTCTTCTCATAAGTAGGCAAGACTCTTTCGAGAACCTTCAAGAGATTGTCCTTCGTGATAACTTTTTCGCTCGTAAAAAGCACTTCACGCCCCACATAACAGGTTGGGGATTTTACTTCCTCTCCCACTTTTGCCACCTCCAATCATGCAAAATAAAAAGGGCATTATTACCGTCCCAGATCTTGGAACGAGCAATAATGCCCTAAAAATACAAAAATTCTATTATATTCATAGATAGTATAACACAATATATTGTATTTGTCAATAGGTTTTTATCAATATATTGTGTTTTAACACGGTCTTTTTATAATTTTTACGCTTCCATAGTCGTTGGATATGAAATCGACAAGCTGAGCAAGGGAGTCAGGGGCATCGTCATGAGGGTTTTTGCCCGACATGACGAAAGTTGTAAGCTGCTTCATGAACTGCTTATACTCTTTGGATGCGTGTTTATCGTCAATAAAATAAAACCGCTTGATTTCGGGAGCGAACTGAATAATACGAGCGAGTTTGCTTGTCGTGTTCGGTGCCTTTCGAGAGGTAATATTGATATGAATACCTTTCTCGATAAGAAGATCGTCAACCTTCTCCGCATATTCGGAGCCACCATTGTTTGCTTCCATTCGGATTTGATGCGGAAGATGCTGCTGAACCCGTCCTACGACAAGCGGTTGAGTTACGGTCTTGTCCTTATCGTTGAATATGACATCGTGAATATAGACAGCACCATCGAAAATGTATGCAAACGGCATGGAAAGAAAGTCACCGCCGCCCCACGCTACATCCGTTACCGCCATTTTACGGGTAGGTTCCACGCCGGGCAAGGTGCCGTTGTAGTAATTCAGTTCATCCTTCGGGAACAACAGACCTTCTCTGACATACGGCTGACCCATGTACTTCGCCCACCAAGTCGCATCGTCAATCGAAGCTCTCATATCGTGGTAGTATTCGGTACTGAAACCGAGACCGTAGTCGTATTGGAAGTTACTCTCGTCATTTTCATCGAGAGCCGGGATAACTCTGAAACGATACCGAGGATTGTCGGCGTACTGATCTTGAATTCTGCCGAGAGGGTCAAGCACATTCCATCGGGTACCAACCATCAGTTCGAGTGCCGTATCTTTTTTACGGTCTTTCAACTGGTTGAGGTACGCATCGTACTTGGACTGCAGTCGATCAGGGTTCAAACTTTCTTCAAGGTCTTCCACAAGGTCATCCGAGTAAAGGACACCGCCCTCTCCAATCTCCACCGCACCCGTCAGGGTACCTTCGATGGAACGGCAGGTCAGCGTAGAAAAACGCTTTTTGCTTTCGAGGTCAACCGATTCATCCTTAGCCGATTTATCAGCAAGTTTGACAGTCGGAAAAACCTCATGCCAAAGATATGTATTGTGGTCGGTAATGATATTCAGAATCTCCTCATAAAATCCGCTTGTCAGTTTGTCCGAGTGTCCCGACATGACATTGGCTATATGAGGTTTCTTTCCCATCATCCATGTCATGAAGAAAATACAGAGAGTGGATTTACCGACACGAGGAGGGAGTGAGATACCAAGAAAGTCAATCACATGATCAGACAGGTCTTGGAGGTCATCTACCAAAACTTTGAGGACTTTGCGGCGAGGAAGGTAGAATTTCTTGTTCGGCTCTCGGTTCCACTCTACGAAAATCAGGTAGGAGTCAAATTTGTCCACCGCTTCGATATGGTAGGACTCTTTTCGCAAGAAATCAATTTTGCTGAGGGCGAGTTTGTCCCGAAAAATCCTCAACGCCTTTTTCAGATATTTGCGAAATGCCGCATTGTATTTGTATGCGAGGTCTTTATCGGTCTTGGCGAGTATTTTGATGCACTCGAAAAAATGCTCGTACAAGATCAGTTTGTCGGGAGTTTTCTGAATTTCCCGTTCTATTGCTTTTATCGTATTTACCATTAGGGTTCCTCCAAAAGAAAAACGCATGATCGGATAGGGACGGCTTTCCCTGATCGCAATCATGCGTTGTGTTTATCTAAGTTTCCATTCAGCTTTGTCGCCCATATTGTAGCCGTCATGCTGAGTTAGAGTAAAAACTAACTCATCGTCTGCTTCCGCAAGGGCATTCGGGATATGATATATGAGCAGCACTTCTGTTTCTTGCAAAGGTTGGATGTCGTGCTTGACACCATTGCTACTATCAAGGTCGTAAATCTTGTCGCCGGATCTTATCTTAGGCATATAGCCTGAGTACGAACCGATGAAGTCGGCTGCCGTATCTCCTTGATTGGTCAATCTGATACCGACCTTTAACAGATAATAACCTGCTCCTTCGTAATATTCGGTTTCACCGATGCTCCAATCATAAACCGTCACATCGAAGTCCCCGATTCTCACGCTCTCTCCTATCGTTCCCTCTATGGTAGAAGCACCGCAGGATGTCAGAACGAGGATGACGAGGGTGAGAAGAATACATAATTTGACTTTCATAAATGAGAATTTTCCCCTTTCAATTATTCACGGTTGCTGATGCTGTTGTTACAGTTGTTACAGAAACTTTTGCAACCTTTTATATCTTTTCTTTTCTCTCCCTTTATTTCTCTATATTTCTATTTTCTTCTAAAGGTAAAGGAAAAGAAAAAGATAATGTAACAAATTTATTGAAAAACCCTTGTATTATAAGGATTTTTGCCTGTTTTTCGTGTTACATTTTCTGTTACACTTTGTTACAGAAACTCAGGTTGTAATTGAGAAAGTGTAACAAAGTTCTGAAAAACTGACACAGGCGATTTGTGTTACAGAAACTCAAAACCCTGTTTTTGTAACAGAATTTGCGAGTTTCTGTAACAGTAAGTGTAACAAAATCAGACCGTTCTACACAGGTTATACCATGAACTGCGGCTAATTCCTAATTCCTTGATAGCTTCTGAGACGGTGATCAGACCGTCTTTTTGTTTTTGAAAAATTTTTTGAAATTCGGAATCGCTGACCGTGAGGTTAGGTCTTCCCATCGGGCGATTTGTCTTAACAGAAGTCCTCTTACCGTTGACGATAGGCATACAGTCGATACCTTCTCTCTGACGAGCCTTGCTTGTGGTTCGTTCTTCTTCGGCTATGGCTCCGAGGACTTCTATCAATATATTATTTACCATGTCGAAGATCCAGTCCTGACCTTGATAGTCAATCAGAGTAGTCGGGACATTGAGAATTCGGACGATGATTTTTCGCTCTTTCAGGGAATGAAGTTCTTCCTTGATTTCTTCCTTATTTCTACCAAAACGGTCAAGCTCTTTGATTATGAGTTCGTCACCGGGTTGGAGTAATACTTTGAGTTTGATATATTCATCTCGACAAAAATTCTTTCCTGACTGTTTATCATATCGGATGTTTTCATCGAGGATGTCGGGGCGGTAGTCTTTGATCGCTACAATCTGTCGGGCGAGGTTTTGGTCTTTGGACGATACTCGAAGATAGGCGTAAATCATTCGACCCGATACCATCCTTCCTGTTCTCTCGTTTCCCTCGGAACAATAACGATCTTATAATCCATGAGTCTGAGCATTTCATCGAGCTTGACGATGGAAATATTGTCTTGGCTAAGGCGTTCACTCAGAACATTGCTCTTTACTTTCAATTTGTCTGCGAGGGATGCAACCTTTTCGTTACGGATTGTCATGACCTCTCTTACGGCAGTTGTCGCTTTCATATCTTTTTACCTCTTTTCTTGGTTGGTGAACTCATTATATCACAGATATTTCTGATTGTCAAGATATTTCTGATAAAAAGTTTCGTTTTTCTTATTTTCGGTACTCGAAAGGTTGAGAAAGGGGGTGCCGGGGGTCGCCCTGTCGCCCCCTGGGTAGGGGTGCCGGGAGGGACGGCAGCAGAGCCGACAGGACACACAGACGGCACGACAGACACGGACGGCAGACGATCACAGCCACACAGACGAAGCAAGGCACACAGAACGCAAGCAAGGCACACACAGAAACCCCCGGCAGGGGTACAAAAAAGTATAGTTATATGAACGGTAAAAAATAATCAGAAATATCTGAAAAAAGTTTCAAAAACCCCTTGATAAAATCAGAAATATCTGATATAATACAGATGCAGTCAGAAATATCTGATATACACGGACGGCAGACAGGCGAAAAACACCGAGAGAAGCAGAGCCGAAAAAGCACACACTTTTTATCATGTAAAAACGCCCGACACACCGAACAAAGCAACAGACACCAAAAACACTATTTATTAAAGGAAGGAAAACACCATGACCAAGTACACGCTTTATATCGGACTGAATGACAAGGACACGAAAAGACAAGAGGTGCAAACGCTCGAAGCGTTCAAAGTCTCTGCAAACATCTTCAAAGCCTTGACAGGCGGTGCAACCATCAGCGAAGCACAAGGAATCTACACCCACGACAACGGCGATATAGTAATAGAAAAGACTCTCCGTTGTGAGGTGTACGGGGCAACGCTCGAAGCAATCACCCAAGCCGCCGACCAGCTCAAAACAGCACTTAACCAAGAATCAATTTTAATCGAGACCGCCGACATCAACATCAAATTTATCTAACCAAACCGAAGCCGAGCCGGGCGGCAATATCCCGGCTCCCTCCAAAAATAATGAAAGTGAGAATATAAAAATGAAGCTTAGCGATCTGAAAAATGTACTTGAATTTACTTTTGATTTACAGGATGACGAAGTGTGCGGACGGTTCTATATTGAACTTGACGAGATCAACGAAAAATATGCCCGTCAAATTGAGGTTGTAAAGATCGGGACTGATTATGTTACTTGTAAGCTGACCGACTTCCTCAGGCACCACAAAACCGCCGTATCAAAATATATCCGCAACAACTACCATTTAGGCGATACAAGGACATTTCTTGAAAATACCCTTGTAGTCAGCGACAACATCACCGAGGACGGCGGCGAAGCTGTGTACTACTTCATCACCAACGACCTTTATGACTTCTTAACTCAAAAATAAAAGAAAGGAAGAAAAGCAATGCAATTCTCTTTGACAGTCTCTCAGTCGTGGAACTTTTGTGCGGCTGACCTTATGAACAGATACGCCATGAACAAAATCGGCGTACATTTCGCCCGTGATCATTTCTGGAATGCGTTTCTCAGCATCCACGGCAAAAAGTACAGCTTTGATCATTGGCACATCCAAAATCACGATGACCACACCTGCACCGTTACAGTATTTTTGAAGGAGAAAAGATCATGAAAAGCAACAGAATTCCGAGAGCCGCAAAAACCTTGAAAGTCAAATTTCTGATTGACACATCAGGCACCAAGCAAGGCGAGACCGTGACCGTTCATAAAAATGATCACGGATGGGTCGGACAGGTCGCAAGCGGAAAACATTACTATTTCTTTCCGTCCATGCTCCGCAACCCCGAAGTATGCGAGATCGCCGTTATTGCCTGAGGAGGTGACACCGTGGGAACCATCAAAAAGATCGTTATAAAAGAATTGTCTTTCCCTCTCGATGGTGTATATAAATATGATGCTCAGCTATGGACGAGCATTGACGGAGGAAAAACATTCTATCATTGCGGCGTGGGTAAATATTGCAAAACCCTCGAAGAAGCCGAAGAATATAAAAAGCAGGAGGAAGCCAAACAATGACCATTAAAGAATTACACGAAATGACATTCAACCGAGCCGCAGAAGCTCTGTGCGAAGGTGATGCAACTATTACCCGTTACGAAGACCTGAAAGCGTTTGCGAAAGAAAAGATTGACGATGATCAATTATTTTTAGCTATTCACATTTTGGAAGCCATCAACAAGGATCCGGGAGACTTTTATTCCTATGATTATTGCATGGGAACACTCGAAACACCAACGGCACTATTGACCGTTAGTGATCTCGAAGATTATTGCGAGGAGGAAAGCGAAGAATGAACACCCAAAACGAAAAATGGATTGTAAATGTCACCTATACCGAAGCATGGAACTTCACTGACTCGGAAGAAAAAGCCGCCGCCATCCTCAGAGAAGCAGAACTGCATGAGAAGGAAGCCGCCGAGCTTTGCGAGAGACACGCCGCCAATTATCCCGATAATGCCGATTATTGGAAGAAGCAAGCAGAGCGACACAGAGCCGCAAAGTTTGAGATCATGAGCTACGAAGAATTTACCAAGCGACAGCGTGAAAAGCTCCTCGCAGGTGAGCCGAAGGAAGTGACCGCCGAAGATTGGCACGATGCACTTGATGTCCTGCCGCCCGTGAATTGGGTGCAGGTTGACGGCGTTGACGAGTTCTGCATGAGTGAACGCCTGACAGCTTACTATACTACGCAGTACGCCCATGACCTGAGATCCGGCAAGTACTATTGCAAAACGGTTGATATGTACGACCCTAAAACATGGATTCATAATTATTTGAGAAAGGAAAATTATCATGCCTAACCTCTACAAAGAACTTCACGACAGACACCAAGCCGAAATCAATGCTTTCCCGTTTGGGTTCGCATTCTCGCAAGAACAGTTTGACAAAATGATGGTTGATCGTTTCAACCTCGAACCCACGGACACAGACAAGATTTACAGCATCGGCGGCGGTGGATATATCCGCAAGGAAGATCACCAAGCTATGTGCGACATGATCGAGCGACACGCCAAAGAAAAGAAGGATGCTATCGCTGCAGACCTTACGGGAGAGGGATATATTTATGATATGTTCGTCTATGAATTGGCAAACCATGAGTACATGATCACGATGACCTCGGACGATACCCTCGATGCTCTCGGTCTGACATGGGAGGATGTCAAAGCTGATTCCCGTCTCTCGCATGGCTTGAAGAAAGCTAAAAAATACATCCTTGAAAACTATGACGATGTGTAAGGAGGCGATCAGATGGATGCAATCATTAAAAAGCTGACCCGTGATGATATTCAAGCCGTTGACTCTGACGGCTTGAATGGTCAACACCTTGTCGAATACGGTTATTATAAAATAACCCTTGTTGATCGTCCCGAAATTTATTGTTACGCAAGAGACTTCGGAGGACTTGAACCCGAAGAAATCCTTCCGTATTTGATTATTGAACATTCCGATGTTATCGGTGATTATTTGCGTATAGACCTTGCCGCCGTTTATAACGATGAGACACGCCATCCCGTCAAGGTCATTCCCGTAAAATTTGTCGAAGCAGTACCGGGAGAGAATACCCGTATTTTCAAAAACATTGACGGTGATAAGTATTATATGCGTATGTCCTGCTATCCCCGTGAGAACTTCGCAAGATGGTTGACCGCCTACAAGTCCCACGGACGATGGGAAGACGGTGCCACGATCAGAGCCAACATCATTTTCAACCTGAACGGCGAGACCGAGAAAGTCACGGCGACAAATTGGAACGGCTCTGCAGTTTATAGCGATCATTTCAATCCCAAATTTGAACAGTAAGAAAGGATTTATATACCATGAAAAACGAAGTACTTTTGAAAAGACTTACCGAAATTTACAAGCTGATGGACACCGACACCATCACCAATATCGAATGGGCGTTGAAAAAGAACGCCGGAGCCGTGGGTACGGGAATGCTCCCGTTTGAGTTTGCCGCATTGCTTCAGGATGTGCAAAACGAAATCAGACAAGATGCCGCCAAAGCAAGCGGAAAAGGTGAACAGCGAAAGGCATTGCAACGCATCTTGAAAGCCGCTATCGGTACCAATCACGAACATCTCTTGCAATATCCCGTTGTTCAGGATGGGAAGCAATATTTCTGCTCAGGATTTCACATGGCGGTATTGCATGAGCCGATGGATTGGGTAACTCATCCCGACAATCCCGAATACCCCGACATGAAACGCTTGATCGTCAAGCATACACAGCCGATTGAATTGCCGGATCCTGCCGCTTTGAAAGCATACATCAAAATTCAGAAAGCACAAAAGAATAAGAAAATTAGATACTCTTATGGAAATCTTGTGTTCAACGCTCAGTTCTTGCTTGATATTCTCGAAGCTCTGCCCGGTGCGGTGGCATATCATGACGGAAACAAATATCATGGGTTATACCTTGAAGCCGAAAGCGGAACAGGGTTACTCCTTCCATGCAAACCTGAGCCGGGAGACGAAATCCCGACAGTATTAAACTAAGGAGGACAAAACAATGAATGACAATCAATTCTATCCCACGCCCAAGTCATTACTTGACAAGATCGGTGAAGACTTCTCGGAGCTTTTCAACAGGTTCAACCGCAACAGGGTTTCCATCTTGGAACCCTCAGCAGGTAAGGGAGATATAGTCGAGTGGCTGAAAAAGAAAGTGGATTCAAGCTCGTGGGGACACAGGGATTCATGGAGCTTTTGGGAAGCTGACATCGACTGCATCGAGATCGACAGGGATTTGTGTTCGACCCTGAAAGGTAAACATTTCAGAGTGGTTCATGATAATTTCTTTTCCTTCGATTCCCGTAAGCGGTACGATCTCATATTCATGAACCCACCTTTCGCAGACGGCGACAAACATCTTTTGAAAGCCATCTCATTGCAAGAACGCTACGGCGGTGTGATCGTCTGTATTCTGAACGCTGAGACCATCCGCAACCCTTACACCAACGCTCGAAAAGAGCTTGTCAACCTCCTGAGAAAATACAACGCTACCGTGAATTATTACGAGGAAGCGTTCAACTCCGAGGACACAGAAAGAAAGACCCTTGTCGAAGTCGCCGTGATCGGTCTTGATATTCCATCCTCCAACATTCTCACATCTTCTCTAATCTTCGATAAGCTCGACAGAGACGAAGAAAACAGACGGCTTGACATCCCTTCGGAGGACGATGACAGCCGTGAGATCATCCCTGACGGTCTTGATTGGATTCAGTCGTATGTCAGACAGTACAACGAGGAGGTTGATGCAGGTATCACCTTTATCCGTGAGTACATAGCTTATGAATCTGTTCGCCGTCTTCGCTTCGAGGATCCGGAGAAGTCAGACGGAGCTACCGAAAAGATTTTGACCCTGAATATTGGAGGCGACCCCATCGGCAGCGACTCTTTGAATACCTTCATCAAAAGAGTGCGGCACCGTTATTGGTCAAGCATCTTCATTCATCCTGAATTCACAGGCAAGCTGACGAGTAAGATGAGAACCGAACTGCAAGGACAGGTTCGAGAGATGGAAAACTATGACTTCACTTTCCATAACATCATCGAGCTTCTTACACAGATCAGAAACAACACCTTGCAAGGCATTGAGGATTCCATCATGGGATTGTTTGACACCCTCTCCTCCCAATACTCCTATATTGACAATAGCTCCGAGAACATCCATTATTACAACGGATGGAAGACCAACAAGGCACACAAAGTCAATAAGAAAGTCATCATTCCCATGTATGGTGTATGGGATTCATGGAGATGGGCAGGAAAAACCGAATGGAGTTTGCGAGACTATCAAGCAATCAACACCCTTCGAGACATGGCGAAAGCTCTCGACTATATCGCTGATCGTACCTATGCCAACATCAACACCGAGGATGATATTGCCAGATCTATTTCAAGCAATTTCAAATGGGGTAACACCCGTAACATTGAAACAAAGTATTTCTTCTTGACCTTCTATAAGAAAGGTACCTGTCATATCGTCTTCAAAGATGAAAAACTGCTTGAAAAGTTCAACCTGTTTGCAGGAAAACAAAGACAATGGCTCCCTCCCGATTACGGAAAGAAACCCTATACCCATCTGAGCGAGGAGGAAAAGACTGTAGCTGATTCGTTCAGCGGCGGTGAGACGGGATATAATGAAATCTATGAGAATCAAGGACAGTACCTTGTCGAGCGTTCTTCTCTCATGCTTCTGTCTTCTCCTGCTTGAAAACTTCACAAAAATATGGTATAATTTATAGCATTACAACGATAGGAGATAATGATCATGGCAACCAAATATGTAGTAGCTCTCGCAAAGGGAGACGAAAAGAAAATTTTAGGAACCTTTGACACCAAACCCGAAGCTGATGACTTTGGAAAGAGTCAACGAATTCCTCGTTGTGACGGGATGGTGTACTGCTATGCCGCAACCTTCGATGACGAAGGAAAGCAATGCGGAGCTTCGGAGAAATTCTACGGAGTGTATAACTGATCATGATGACACGAGATAAGAAGATCGGTAAAAGCACATACCGCATCGTGAAAGAAGAAGAAGGTAGGTTTCGTATCATGGAAACCTACCTGACCCAAACAGCCTATACCCCCACATCATATAGAACGATGGACGAAGCGTTGCAGACCCTCGCAACCTTTGACCGTGAACGAATTATTATAGGAGACTGAGATGAGAACACCAACCGAAAACATCCTGAAAAGAGTTCCCACGCAGGAAAGCCGGGAGTATTTTGAAGGGGACAGCATGGCTGAAATGCTGTCTTCCCTGAACCTCCCTTGTGAGCATAAGAAAACCGTATTGTCAGCACAGATCGCAACCTACCACTTCGACCTGTATGACCCCACCGACATCAACAAGATCAAGAAAGCATCCACGGCTCTCGCTGCCGTTCTCCATTGTCATGTTACACCGACCCTCTCCGACATAGCACACTTCGCTCTCATTCTTCCCATGCCGAGAAGAACAGAGCATTTCAGAACAGTCCTGTGTACTAAACAAATTGCAGAAGCTCAGCAGAAATCCCGGCTCTATGCAATGTTGGGTACAGACATCAATAATCAGCCTGTCGGCATTGACATCGAGAAGATGCCCCATGTGCTGATAGCAGGAGCTACGGGAAGCGGTAAGAGCGTACTTCTCAACAGTATCATTTCAAGCATCCTGTTCAATGTGTTTCCTACAGACTGTCAGTTTGTCATGATCGACCCAAAGAAGGTAGAGCTATCCGTTTATGACGGTCTCCCACATCTCGCCGTCCCTGTTGTGAAAGACCATGCCAATGCTGTGAAGCATTTGAAGAATCTCTGCACCTTCATGGACAAGCGTTATGAACTCATGGCTCAGAGACACGCAAAAAAGGCTTCTGACATCGGTTTATCCTCATTGGTGGTAGTTATAGACGAACTCGCTGATCTCATGCTGACGAGCCGATTTGAGGTGGAAGAACACATCATCCGTTTGGCACAGCTTGGACGAGCAGCAGGAATCCATCTCATCATAGCAACACAACGCCCCACCGTCAATGTCATCACAGGATTGATCAAGTCCAATATTCCTTGTCGTATCGCCTTGCAGACGGCTTCCATGCGTGACAGCATGAACATCCTTGACCACAAGGGTGCAGAGATGCTGACAGGCAAAGGTGATGCCCTCTTGAAGCTCCCTGACAGAGTGGAGGAGATCAGATTTCAAAGTGCATTCATCGACACCGATGACATCGAAAGCATTGTAAAGTATTGGTTCATGGAGAAATGCAGATCATGAAACCATATAAAAGAATAAACCTGCCCGGTACAACAGTACAAGGCAGGTTCTTTTTGTTTTAGTCATCCATATCGTCAGGTGCATTGAGTTCGTATCTCTCACGAAGCTCGTCACTCGACATATTGGATTCAAGCGGATTGTTCGGGGTAAGAACAACCTCCGTCTTGTCGGACAGACCGAAGAAGTTCTTGGCTCTGAAAATGTAGGTGATCTGAGGAATTTTCCCTCTCGACACCAGCTCAGCATCTATCGAAGCGAGGATTTCCTTAGCCATCTCGATCATTTCCTTTCGTGCGTTGCCCTGGGTACCCTGTTCCCAATTCCAAACGGACATTCGGGTATGACCAAGAGCAAGGCACATTTTTTCTACCGTGGGGATTTCTCCCGTCTCAGCACAATGCGTGAAGAATTCATTCAGACGGTCTGCACATTCCTCATCGGTATGTACCTTAGGACGATTTCTCCAATACAGAGAGTTGTTGAGAATCTGACTGATTTCCTGCTTTGTGGCGGTGGTAGTCTTTTCGATGGATGCACTCTTAGACCCTCTCTTTTGAGCAACCTGAGTGCCGATCTCCTGTAAATCGTTTTTCTTTTGAGACATGACCTCATCCTCCTCAGATAAGTTTTCGTTCTCTTGCGATTCGGTTGGAGACCTTACTGATCAGAGTCCAGATCTCGTCCTGATTGATTCCACGAGCCTTAGCGACCTCGTACACATTGTCAGCCATCGTGTCGTTACGATGGTACACATCAATCAAGAGAAGCTGTTCCTTTTCATCGAGCTTTGCGAACACCCTCTCGGCTGCGACATAATTCAGCTTGTCGGCTTCCGACTTGAATCCGTCACGCTTCGAGTGTCGGGTGAAGAAACGCAAAATATGGTTTACATAATCTGCATAAAATGTTTTCAAGTGATCACTTCCTTTTGGTTTTCTTTTGTCGTGCTTTGCGTATTTTATTCTTTATTACGAGAGAACGCTTCGGAATATACTTGGCACTTCCATATTGAGAATTCCATTTTCCTGACATTACCCCGTAATAGTCATTGTAGAATCCGAACATGAAATCACTCGCCTTTCTTTCGCTTCGAGAGGAATTCTTTCACGCTTATTCCCATGAGCTTGGCGGCGAATTTTGCGGCGTGTTTCTTCTCTCCAAAACTGCCCTTGATAGGCTGTTCGGGATGTCCTTCGGGATGAGCGAAATACTGACCGCCTTTTTGTTTTGATATGGAGTATTCCATAAGCACCTCACACCTTCTGCACACGGGCGGCAATCATATCGGCATGGTGAGTCCACAGCACATTCGGGAAGGTCTCAACGGCTCGTCCGTAATCATTCCATTCGCTTTTGTCGGTGTAAGCTCCCATGTGATACCAAATACAAGCGACTTCTTCATCGGTCAGCTTCATGAGAGAAGCAAGGAGAGCGACAGATTTTACGCCATGACCCTTGAACAAGGTGTCATCGTTCCAATCGTAGCCGAGACCGCCACCGATGTATTTATAGGAGTCGATTTTACAGAGGTCGTGAAACATTCCGACAATGTAGGGAGAGCGAGGGTCTTTCCATTGCAGATCGTTGTCAACAGTCATATCGACAAGAGCTTTTGCTACAGCAATCGAATGGTCGAATAGACCGCCCTCGTGACTTCCGTGGTGCTTCGTAGATGCAGGAGAACGGAAAAATCCATTCTGTACGAGCCATTCGAGCATTTCTGCCGAGACGATGGGAATACCCATAGGAAGTCTCATGAATTCAAGAAACTGTTCGATTCTTTTCTGTTCATTTCTCATGACTTGTGTCCTCCTTGAAGTCATCGGTGATCAGTTCACTATACGGGAGACTGTGAATCCAATCGCACAGGGTATGCCATTCGGTGAGCTTATGGTTCTTCCGGGCGTGATAGATATTTCTGAGGACAGCGTAATTGAGATGCAGGGTTCGCTTCTGATTGAACGAAGTGGGGAGAAGCTGAATCATCTGCTGCCAATACCGCTTGTCCTTCGTCTCGATGTACTTTTTACGGTGATAGTTGATGACGGAGATCACATATTCCAAACAGGTCGTAGAATTCTCGTAAAACTCCATCGGGTTGTCGGGGTCTTCGACTTGGATGATACCATCGAACAGATGCTCATGGCTGAAATCGTCAATGGTCAAATCTCTCTCGTGGAGTTTGTGCATGGTGGAACAAGAATTCGCTACAGTACCGACCTTGTATGTATCGTACTCCTTCCACCAATAGAAAGGTGCTTCGACATCACAAGTGACCGTGATCATACGCATGAACTTGGAATGATCACTTCCTGCCTTAACGAGTTTACGCATGAGGGCGAGATCGTTGTCGCCAACAAAGGCATCCACCGTAATTTCAGCACCATCGGCAAGACGGTGAAAGAATACGCCGTTATATTTCGTATCGATCTTGTCCCAACTGTTCATAGGGTTTCGCATACCTCGAATGGCGGCATCCCATCCGAAGATTTGAGTTTCTGTTACTTTGAGCATATTAACCTCCAAAAATTTGGTTATAGTTTTTCGATAAAGTCTGTCGGATAGCCGTTTTTACGGAAAATCTTCTTGATCTTATCTTCGAGAGCCTTTGTCTGACTTTCCTTGTCAGGAAAGCGGCTGTTCCATCGGTACAACCGCTTCCAATTTCCAAGAAAACAGTACAGGCGTTTCTCTCCGAAACCAAAGCACTCGTGCAAGAGAATACAGCAGAGTTGCATATAGATTTTCTGCACTTCGGCGTGTTCCTTGTCTGCCAACTTGTAGGCTTCTTCCTGAATCATCTGCGAGATGACGGCTTTCTCCTTAGGCGGCAGACTTTCAAATGATTTCGGTATTCGAGCTTTCATGTGTCACCTCAATCGAGTTTCGTGACGAACTTCCATGAGCGTTCATTCGCTTTTCCATCCGGGACACGGCTCCTGATTCTTTCGAGATTGTATTTTTCCTCGATCTCCTTGTGGAAGGTACGGATAGATGCACCGAATTTGATGTCACTTCTCGCACACCAATCCTTGAAGTCGGTGAACAATCTGTCGGTGGTCGTTGCCGTCAGCATGGAGAGCGTAATGTTCTCCTCAGAGACCCATGTCAGTACGGTTGAGTTATCAGTCTTATAGCTTTCAAGGGCAGCAGATACTACAGCAGACTTTGTAAAGCCGTTGTTTTTGAGCAGTCTGCGGAGACCTCTAAGAGCCATATTCAACAGATAGGACAACCCTTCGTCCGTTGTTATCTTTTCTTCGATGAAGGGGTCAAAGTCTTCATCGTCCTGGCTGAATGTTGCGTTAAAAGGGATAAAGGTAAGGCGTGAGTACATACCGTGGGTTTTGTCCGCTATTCTCGGAATGTCGTTACATGAGAAGATGAGCTTGGCGTAGGAACGAAGGGTGAAGGGTTTTTCGTACTTGCGTTCAACTGTTACGCTTTCACCTGTAAACAGTTTCTTCAAGGTACCCGTTCCCGTAATGTCCTTACGGTCAATATCATCTCCAATGTTTACGAGCTTGTTTTCGAGTTCGGCAGTCTTGTAAGGGTCTGCCAATTTTTCGAGTTCGATGGTTGAGCAGTTTCCATAACCGATGAACTTTTTCAGAAGGTTGAGGATAGTGGATTTACCATTGCTACCGCCGCCGTAGAGGATAAAGCCTTTGCGGAAACGACAGTTCTTGATAAGCATATATCCAACCATTTCTTCAAAGAGGTCTATGATCTCTCTGTCACCACAGAACACCTTGTTCAGACACTTGTCCAGATCTGCACAGTACGCCGAGGGGTCGTAGTTTACGGGAATGCGGCAGAACTCTATTGCATCCTCGGTGTATGGGATAGGCTGACTCGTTTTCAGGTCAAATCTTGTGTTTTTCAGGTTGATCACATACTCGTCAACCTTAATATCATCGGACTTGACATGAGTTTGAATTTTCAGATACTCCAACACCTCGGTTCTCTGAGCCTTGCGGATTTTCGGGAACATCTGTATCATCTTCTGCTCGATAATTCGGTCAGAGGGTTGGTAATAGCCGTCTTCGTATATGTAGAGGGTTTCATTTACGCAAATAATCCTCAGGTCATGTATCAAAGCATCACCGAAGATGTTGTGCTGAAACTTTCCTTCGTCATCGAAGTATGCAACGGCTTCCTGTGACTGCAGTTCCGCTTCGTCCTTAAAGGATTCGTCACGCAAGATAGTTGCGATTTCCGATTCGGGAAGGGGGTCTGCGAATACATAGGAATTGATGATACGGATGGTCTCACGGATTTCCTCACGGGAATATCCTTTGGACTGCATTATCAGGATGTACTCATACAACGCTTGATTTCGTCCACAGCCGTCCGTCATTCCTTTGAACGGGGTTTTACCATAGGACAACGGTGTGAGCCATGCCGGGACTTCCTCGATCTCCTCAAAGCGATATGTCCTCAGCCATTCACGCCATTCTCCGTCCTTTTTTACGCACGAAAAGCACAGCTTTCCATGAGAGCGTACATCGTAATGGAGACCAATCGCACAGCGAGTTTTGATGCTGTTCTTCATGACCTTAGGGGACTTGAACCAAAGATGTACGCCACGAGTTGTTTTCATAGCAAGACAATGAATATCGAGGTCTTCTACGATTTTCAGCATTATCTCTGACTCCGAGGGAGTATCGAAGTCAAAAACAACCATCGGTTCAGGAATGAGTACGCCGAGATTATCCCAATCCTCGACTTCCTCTCGTGGATGACCACCTGCTGTAAGTTTTTCAATCGGCTTTTTATCCTTGCCGAGTTTGATATATCTCATAGGTATTCACCTCCTGCTATACTACGGCTTACTTCTTGCTACACGGCAAGTCGTTCAATTCGGGCATATTGTTGATAGTCCAAATTGCACCGAGGATATTCCAGACGAAAGCTCTGTCATGAGGTTCATCCGTGTCTCCTCGGAAGTATTTCAGCAAATGACGAACACCGCTATCAATATAGCAATGCAGAGGGATTCCGATTTCCCAATTTCTTTCAGCGTACTTTTTCGCACCGTCCTCGTAATGTTTGGACACTTCGAGGTACATGGTCATCACATCCCCGTTATATTGCCTGTTGGCGAAGGTGTCCAAAACACAGTCGAGATGTATGGTATTACCTGTGCGAACAAAGTCCTCGATCATCACGAGTTCCTTGCTGTTGATTCTTTCACCGAGTACAGCGAGAGGGAGTAAATCGCAACGCCCCTTTCCGTCCGCTATGTCTCTTGCGGCTCCTGTGGCGAATTCTCTGCGTTCTCCGCTATCTTTTAACATCATGAGCGTAATTCCTCCGTTTTGAAATTGGAGGGCATAGAGCGAATTCTACGCCCTCCTGCGTGGTGTGTTTTAGCCGAGCAGATCATCAAGGTCAACCTTCGGCTTGGCTTTCTTCTGAGCAGGTGCGGCAGTCTTGGTGGATGCTGCCTTAACCTTCTTGTCAAAACCCGATGCAGGTTCTCTGTCGCTGAGACGAGCGAAGGTCAGCATCTTTGCCGGATCCTTGTTAGAGGGTACCTTCTCGTGGGAGACAGTCGCTTTGATGTAACAGCCGATAAGGTCATCGGTGTCGATCTCATCAAGCGTGAAATTGTTGAGAGCCGTCTTAGCGAAGAAGGAGAAAGCGTTGTACGCCTTGTCGTTGGTTTCGCCGTCTGCGGTAAGAAGATTGTAGGTCTCGGTCATCGTGAGACCTTCTGCGGTGGTCAGCGTGACCTCCATCTTGCCAAAGTCCTCATCGTAATTGATTTCGGTGACTTTGAAAATGTGTTCGCCCTCCGGGATGATCACGAAAGAGCTTTCGGTAAGTTTGATTTTTGCCATGACTTATGTCCTCCTTTAATTATTCGGCAATGGGAAAGATGAAACCAACGATCTGCGGTTCCTCATCGGGGTCGGGCGTTACGGCTCTGATCACAAGAGCCTTTGCTACATCGACAGACTGTTCGGAATCGTACTCAGGGTAGATTTCGAGAATGTCGCCCTTGTCGATGAGCGAATAAGAATCGTTGTCAATGCGGCAAACAACGCCTGAGTGTTCGGTCTCGTAGATGCGAATAGCTTCCTTGATACCCGAATTTCCACGGGGAAGCTCAGCCTTAGTGAGCAGACAGGGGTCGTTCTTCCATGCCATTTCAATGAACTTTTTCAGTCCCTCAGGCATTTCGGAAATGCTTTCGGAAAGAACGCCCGATACATTGTCGGGAATTCTCATAAGAACGGTGGACGAAGCCAACCAATTCGTATCTTTGTAACGGTAGATAACGCCGTGACCGCCGAGGGTCTTTACGAATTTTTCAAACTTCATGACTGAGCCGCCTTTCCTACCTGAATGGCAATCAGTTCAAATGCCTGATCTTCGGTGAAACCTGCATCCACATAAGCGAGATATGTAGAGCGAAGGGCATACGCCGCATCGGAAGCGTTCTTGTCCATCTCGTCATACTTCTTGTTGCGGTTCTGTTCCTTTGTAAGCGAATCCATCTGATTTCTGAGGTTTTCCTTTTCCATCTCGATGTCTTCTTCGGGTCTTCTGTAGTCCTGAATTTTCATGATTTTATTCCTCCGTTTTAATAAGTGTGGGTGGGTTGAGTTTATAGCTTTCGGTAGCTTTGGTATATTTGTCGAGCAGTCCGTCTTTCTTCAAGGCGGTCTTATCGACAGTCTGCGTGATACTTCTGCCTACAGACCAAATGTACTTTTGGGTACGGAATTCTACCTTTTTGTCATCGGGTCTGAACTGCTGAATGGCGTACTGCTTGATCATGTCCTTGACCTCGGCAAGACGAGCTTCCTTTTCGGAGATGTAGGTCTCTTTGAGGTCTTCGATTTCAGCAGCCAAAGTCTCCGCTTCTGCGAGAAGGGATTGAATATCGGAATCGGCAGACACGGTGTTGGTACGAAGAATTTTCAGAATTTCGGCATCTGCCTTTTCGTCAAATTCGGGGGAAATTCCCGTGAGAACATGATCGTTCCACCACTTCGTAGCAATGGCAAGTTTGTCATCAAAATCGGGGAATCTCTCAGACACGAGAAATTCATCTACGATGGTATTGCTTGCGTTGGGAACGAAGTTTTCAGGGTGCTTGTAGTCCTTGTCTTCAAGGAACGCTGCAACCATATACACCTGTTCGAGACCGAGCAGTTTTGCATACAGAGCCGCCTGTAAGGAGTAGTAAATCGGTGCCTTGCCGTCCTCCCAATCTTCTACACGCTTCGAGGTTTTAATCTCGATAACTGCAACAGGTTTTCCATCCTCGTAAACAAGAGCATCCCACATACCGCCGAAAATGGCTTCCTTCGGGAAGAAATCACCGAAGGTTTTGTTGAAGTAGTCCTCGCCGTAAATATCGGTGGGAGACTTCACACAGTTGAGAAAATAGAACTTGTTGAGGTAATTGATGATCTTCGGCTCGATTGTCTTACCTGCAAGGGTGTATTGGTTCTCGGTGAAGGGGTCTTCGTAGGTCTTGGTGATAGCACACCATGTCTTGAAGGGTGTATTCCACTTGTCGAGGTTAAGAACCGATGCGAGACGGGTACCCGTCATCTTCTTCGGCTTCTTCGGCACCTCGACATGGAGCGTACCGTCTTTGAACAGTCTCATGGATTATTCCTCCCCATCTTCGTCTGCTGCGGAGTCGATCATCTCTGCAACCTTCTCGATGAGCTTTTCACAGGCACCCTTCGTGATGTTGGTGAAATTCTCGGTCTTGTCCGCAATAGCCGAAATGAAGTCTTCCTGAGCAGGGTCGGCTTCACGGAGAGCTTTCAGCGACTTCTTCAAGGTGCTGATCTGCAACTTGCTTGCAGGGGCATCGGTGTCGGTGAGCTTTTCCTTAATTGCGTTGCGTTCCTCGGTGGTAGCAGGTTTCTTGGAAGCAGACTTATCGGGAGCCTTAATCTCGCTCGAAGGTTCGTCCTCATCGTTTTCAGGGTCGTTACCTTCGGCAACGAGGTACTGATCAGCAAGGAAGAATTTGAGACCGCCCGTGTATGCCTTGTAAAGAGCCTTGTCGCCGTTGTCGGCTCCTGCTCCCTCGAAGGGAAAGTCCATGTACTCGCCGCTATCGGGGTCGGTCAAACGACCTACGAATCTTGCGGTGATGAGGTGCATCTTTTCGCTGATAGCCGGGATGAAGTCATGACCGATGCACACACAAGTCCAAATCAGACCTGCCTTTCTACGAGCAACCTTGAAGTTCTTCTTGTACTGAGCTTCGGTGATGTACTTGTACTTCTGATTCATGTTCTTGCCGTCTTTTTCCCACTCATATTCATCCATGAGGTTCTGCAGCATGAACAGCTTTTTGAGGAAAGAGATCGAATGCGAGTCCTCAGGGGTTTCGAGGGACTTCTTCAAGTCCTCCACGAGAGTATCTTCGGGGGTCTTAACTTTTGTAGCCATTTTTGTTACCTTACCTTTCTTGGTTTTCTTTTCTTTGATGCCGAAAAAGTCATTGATTCGCTTCTTGGCAACTCTGATATAAAATTCTTTGTCGATGTCTTCAATCGACAGATGGTTGTCGTTGTCGATGATACAATGCTCAGGAAGACTCTCGATCTTCTGTGAGCTTTCGTATTCATCGTCTTCGGTTTCTACGACCTTGACTTTCGTAAGGGTGCCGTATCGCTCGTCAGCGGTAGCGTACACACGGTTTACCTTCTGTATGGGTACTTTTACGCCATCGACCATGTGAAAGGCTTCCTTGTACTTATTTCCTGCCTTAGCAATCATCTGAAAGGCGAAGATGTCGGTACAGCCGAGGATTGTGTCCTCAACGGGCGTTCCGTTTGCCAAGAACTCCACGAGAGCCTTAGCAATGATGGTCGCATTGTTATTGATGTTGAAAGCACCTGCCGGGGGAATACCTCTGACGAAATATCCACCTTTGATTTTCTGACTGCCGTCAAGGGCGATTTCGAGGTAGTTGTTTACATCCTTCTGAATGATCTTCTTGATGAAGTCCTCCTCCAACTCGAACCCTGTACGGTCTTGCCACTCTTGACAGATTTCCTGATACTTGTCCACATCACAATTATCAAGGCTGACCATGATACCGTCCGTATTCAACTGAACTATTTTCAGCGTGGGACACTCGGCTCTAAGGTGATTAGCCAATTCAAGCAGTCGAAGCTGACCTGTGATGCACACAGATCGTCCCATCTTAGGGTCAAAGAGGTCGTTGTATTTGTTGAGCATGGCACCATAGGTTGTATTACATACCAATTTGAGAGCGTTTGCGGTCTGCTTGTCTCCTGATTTCTTGGCGACCATTCTGCGTTCAAGCATATCCGCATATTCCTGAGAATTGCGAATCGCTCTACTACAGTAGCCGTCAATCGTAACAAGGTGAGGATAATAGCTTCCGACATCCTGATTTCGGATAGTACGGGTTTCCGTTGCTTCTTCCTGATATGTGGGTATGGCACCGTGAATGCCGCCGAACCCAATCTTACATTTACAGTCACCGATGTAGAAGATAAGCTCTTTTCCTTTGATTTTGCCCCCACTTGGGGACTTACCGCCGAACAACTGAATGTTGCTGATTGACGGGTCATGGAGCATATCGAAAAAGGCAAACACTTCATCAGGAATGTATTGTCGTAACAGGTTGTCCGGGTACTGATAATCCCTCTCGTCATCAAAAGAAACGGGGGTAGCACCGAGATAGACGGCTGTCAACTTGGCGTTGGTCATATACAATGCTCTCGCATCGTCCAAGCCTTTGATTCGCCCTAAGGCGAGTTTGTTGCGGAGATAATCTTTTCTGATCGTAAGCAGTTGGGCGGTGGTGTTGACATCATGCTTACAGTATTTGATGGTCATGGCGAGTTCTTCTTCGGTGAGAGGACGGTCTATATTAAAGTCAACCTCCGTCTCCTGAATACTCAAACCGAGATGCCCTTCAATAGCCTTAAGGGAAAGTCCCTTTTGCATATCGTCCATAATGTCGAAGGTGTCAAACCACGCTTTGTTCTGTTTTAAGAACCAATGATCAAATCCTTGATTTCCTGCAATGATGTAGTCGTTTATTGCCTTGACCATTGCATTGTCGGCTCCGCACAGAATCGCTTTCAGAATATGATTATCGTAGTGCTTATTGTTGAACCCACACAACAGCTTGTCGCCCTTCATGAACTCTTTCAGAGCGTTACTGTCGTTATGGATTACGGTAAATTCGCCCGACTTCGCTTGCTTAAATACGACCAACCAATCATATCTAAAAACCTCGAAGTCGAATATGTAGGTCATGAGGTATCACCTCCCAATAATTCATCAAGCCATTGAGAAAGGGTTTTAGGAGGTTCCTCGTGCATTATTTCGGACAGACGATTTCTCGCCCATTCGCATTGATTGGGACTTATCTCGCTACCGATATAATGCAGGTCTTTACGAATACAAGCTACAGCCGTTGTGCCGCTTCCCATGAATGGGTCATACACGACAGCGGAGGATCCGGCGTACATATCAAGAAGTTTTTCGCACAATTCGGAGGAGTAGGTCGCCTTGTTGTAAGGACACGCCCCGTCATTGTTTTTCGCTTCTATGAAGTTGTAAAACGCTTCGTACATTTTCTGGCCGTTAGCTCGTTGACTCAGTACCTTTTTGTTTGCGTTAAAGGTTTTGAGTTCGCTTCTGCGGCAGAACACATACACAAACTCGCATATACGGGTTAGCTTGTTAGGAGAACAGCAATTCGGCAACGCATTCGATTTCTTCCAAACGATGACATCAGCCAAAGTAAAGTCTGTTCTTTCCAAAACTGCTGAGACCGCCCTGACCATACATTCCGTATTCTCGGAACCGTAGGATAAGTTATACAATACAACCCCCCCCGTTGAAAGTATTCTCGAAAAGGAGTTGAACAGATTGACGGTATAATCGCAATACTCATCGTTGGTCATGTTGTCCACATGGACATCGTAACGCACATAATCGTACTGTCCATTCTTAACCGAGGTGTTTTTCAAAGTCCTCGTTTTACCTGCCTTTTTATTGGTGTTGTAGAACGGTGAGGTAAGAATGACATCACAAAGTCCGTCCGGCATAACCTTCATGGTCTCGAAACAGTCTTCGTTATAGATGGTATCAACGGTAAAATCAGAGTGTTTCATGTCATCACTCCAATCCGTCACAATGACCGTATTTCTCAATCATTGCTTGTTTTTCGTACTCTATTTGGTTCTTGCAGAACTCGGAAAGAGTACAGGGGGTTCCTGTGAATGGGTCATCACAGAGGTCGTATTTTTCGTAGATTTCCTTCCACACCTTCATCACATCGTCCATCGTCTTTGTGAACATAAAGGCGGTAAGGATTTCGGCGGCAATACGCTGATCTCTTTCTGATGGAGCTTTGGTTTTAGCCATCACTTTTTACCTCCTCGATTGTGCATCCGCACTTCTTATAATGTCGGCATCGTTTCTTGAAGCCGTTGATGAGATATTCGATATTGTCCACATAGTCGTAGCACAAAGGCGGCTCCTTGTCCTTAAAGGTTCTTGCGACACGCCCTACAGACTGTACGATAACTGCATAGTCCTTTTGGGGTGTAGTAAGGTATAACCTGTCAAGGCGTGGAATATCGAGACCTTCTTTGGCAAGTTTATAACTCGCAAAGAGGTAATGCTTTTTACCGTCTCGCATATCTGCGATAGCCTGTTCTCGCTGCTGTCTGCCTTTCTTCGTAGTCATGCTACCGTCAATCTTCACACAGTCCCTTTGGATTTCGTCAGGAAGCATATCCATGAGGGTTTCAAGGTGCTTCAAACGATCTGAAAGGATGAGATTGTAGTGATCTGCGTTTTCCACGAGGTCATTTACAATGCGATAATTGCGGCGGTAACTCTCCGAAAGATAGGCGATAAGGTCTTGGTAAAGCAAGGTGCCGTCAGTATCGAGACACTTAGGGGAAATGCCTATTCCCGTATTTCGTCTCAACACCGTAACCTGCATGACCTTATCCGCAACAGCTTCGTCCGGGACAGAGTATGCAATATTGCCGAGATAGCAAAAGATGGATTTTGTCAGTCCGTCTGCTCTGTGAACCGTAGCCGATAACCCGTATTTGTGGGGACAGGCTAAGGAACTGATGACCTTACCGAACTGAGTGAGGGTAGTGGGCGAACCTGCTACACGATGGCATTCGTCCACGATAACACAATCCCATGTGTCACGGTACTGTGTCATATCTTGCTTCGCAAGGGTTTGTACTGTAGCAAAGGTAATGCCTTTACCGATATGTACCTTTCCTGCTGTGATCGTTCCGAACAGGGATGAATCCATGTACTGAGCCGCCCTTTCAAAGCTCTGCCGTAAAAGGTCTTGGGTGTGCGTGAGCCACAATGTTTTTACGCCCAATTTCGCAATCAGGGCAATTCCCATCTGTGTCTTACCGCTACCTGCCTTGCTCTGCAAAATACCGTATTTCGCTTCGCAAAGGGCATCTACGGCAGGTTCTTGATAGTCGAATAGGGGAACCTCGCATTGATAGTCGATTTTACGCTTTTTCGGGAACCTTGTCTCAAAGTTTGCACCTTCTGTCATAGGCAAAATGGCTGTCAGTACTCCGAAAGGTAGGATGATACTGTCCCCATCTACCTTGTAAAGCCATATCTTTTCAGGCGTATCTCCGAGCCATAGTTTCATGCGGAATTTCTTCTCGAAGTCGGGATTTTTCACGACAAGCGTTTTCTTGCACCAATCTTTGAGTTCCTGAGAAGGATGCTCGATGGTGATCTCGTTGCTTACGATGATTCTCAATTAAACCACCTCACAACAGGTTCGCCCTTGAAGCCTTTTTCCCAAATAAACCATGCGTAGGCGACTGCGGTGCCGTTCTTCTTGTATTTCTCGAACTCTCCTCCCATTGCACATTGCAACCTGTGACGAGACACATATATGACTTGGGGGGGGGGCGGTACCAAATAGTTTCGCTCTACCTTCGGTCTCTAAGAAAGTGAGCTTCAAGAACATTGCCACACGATTTCCTTCCTGAATGAGAGACAAAGCGTGTTCGACAAACTCTTGGGCGTATTTGTAAGGGGGATTTGTGATAATATCGCCGTTAAACGGAGTGTCAGTTTTCAAGAAATCTACATTTCCCGTACCATAACCACGGTCAATAAGATCGGTGGAACGGACTATGTACCCACGCTTTTTCAGAACCTCAGACAGATGACCTTTTCCACAAGCAGGTTCCCACACATACGGGTCGAATTCCTCTAAGTCAAGAAGCAATTCAAGTGCTTTGGGGTCGGTTGCATAAAAGTCGTTATCTTCACGCTCGTGATCGGAATGGTTAGATGCACCGAGCATCGTATAGGTGGATTTTGAATTTCCTGTCCAGTCTTTCATATCATCACCCTCTTTTCCCATTCATTCAGCTTGTAACAGCACGATTCGATGTCCTTGCGGTTCAGCGTGGTCTTATGCTGACGATGAAGCAAAGCTGTGTAGTGATCGAGCATATAGATGGTTCCATCCGACATCTTGAGGGCAAAGTAACCTACACCGTTTCCGCATATATCCCATAAATCCATAGAGTTCTTCTGATTTTCCTCGATACGAGAAGTGTCGAATATATCATCAGAACAGACCTTAGCATCTATGAGGAAGGAATGACCGTTCTTTGCGGCAATGATGTCAGCAGGTTGTCCTGCGGACTTGGAAGCCATGACATGAACCCAAAAGCCACGGCGAAACAGTATCTTAGCGAATTCATTCTCGAATCCGTTGCCGAGTTTCTTGTTATTCATTGCCTGTCCTCCTGAGCCTGATGTATTCGCTTAGATGCGAGTTCAAAGATGCTCTCTCTCTTTTCAATGCCTATGAAATTACGCCCCGTATTGACTGCCGCTATGCCTATGGTACCTGAACCCATGCAGTTATCGAGAACTGTGTCACCGGGGCTGGTATAGGTACGAATCAGCCATTCGTTGCACTCAATGGATTTTTCGGCAGCGTAAACAGCTTTCGAGGGATGAGGTTTCTGAAAACGGAGAATACTTGTAGGGTACTTTTTCGTAGAGCCGACTCGTGTATCACCGAAAACCTTATAGTCGTTATAGTTGCGATTTTTGGGTTTCTTGGTCAGACACGCTGTACCTTTGGAATGAAGGGGTTGACCTTCGGTAAACTGAGGGTTATATGTAGGCGGCTTGCGATAGAAAATGCAAATCTCCTCATGTCTTCTGAGGGGTTGTTTCCTTGCGTTCAGGAAGCCTGTGGAAAGCACCTTATCCCATACAAGGTTGTAACGCCATAGCTTCGGCTTAGACAGCATGAGCTTTGCGAGAAACATACCGTCAGCGTAAAGGGCAATACAGCCGTTGGGGGCAAGTATGCGAAGGTATTCCTGCCATAACCGATCTAAGTCGAGAGGTCTATCCCATTCGTTTCGGGTTCGTCCGTAGGGGAGATCACAGAGAATCAGATTGACGGAATGATTCGGAATATTCGGCATCACATCAAAGCAATCGCCTTGCCATAATTCTGTATATGGTATCTTCATAAAATCACCGTCCTGAAAGGGATTTTAAGATTCTTCGATGAAGATACAAGCCGGGGCGACCCCGTAACTGCTGCTCGAACTGATGTCGTACAGACCACCAGACGGGGTGACCACCCAGACATCGTAACCGACGCCGGAGTCATTGATGTACCACGGGGTAAGTGTCCATACCCAATTCTTCCACTTGGGGAGAACTTTGCGGTACTTACGAATGAGATCACAGGAGAGGATGAACACCTTGTCCTCGCACTTGCCATAACGATCATCGCCGTTATCGGCAACGAGGTCAGAAGCGTAGGGGATGAGCTTGTCTTCATCGAGGGTCTTGATAAACTGAGTATTGAGAGCCTTGCGGATAGCCGACTTTCTCCAATCGTTGTCATTGTCGGGATTGAAAGGCGTGTCCTTAGACTCCTTCGCAACGACACAGAGAATGCCGCCGCCCTCTCTACCGAGACGAACCCACTCATGACCACGATACTCAAAGTGATCGCCGTCCTTGATGGTGGAGAAATCGGGGTAGTCTGCGTTCTTCACGAGCTTTTTGATTTCAGCGAGAGTTGCGGCAGAGTTCTTATCGTCCTTGTCGCACAGGTTCTTGATTTTAGTGAGAATGTTTGCGTTCATGGAAATTCTTCCTTTCTTCTAACTTTTCGAGTTTCTTGATGGTTTTCGCAATGAGCTTGCGTTGCCTTACCAAATATGTATAGTGGTAGGTGTATGCGGTGTCGGTGAGTTCTGCATACTCGATGGCTTCATCCAACGATACGAGATGTCGTTTCAATGCTTCAATCATTGCCCGGATCCTCGCTCTCTCTCTCTCCGTTTATTGGATTTGCGCAATCGGAACACCATATTTCGTCGTTGACAAAAGTTGTCGAGTCGGATAACATGATTTCTTTGCCGCAATTCCAACAAAGACACTTTACATTCGATATTCTTTCGCTTCTTTTCTTCCACACATGATTGATACCATATGTCTCGAAGTACCATTTTTCGAATTCGTCTCTGTTTGCTTTGTCTTCTAAAAATTTGGAGACTGTTCTGGCTAAAAGCCTGCCGAGACGTTGTTTTGTTACATCGTCAAAATCAGATTTCTGCATAGCATTTTGCATACTTTTCGAGAATCTCTATCGACTTCTCAATAACGGTTACGGCTTTTTCGCCTCGTCTTCTGCAATTCAAAATATCGCTCATTTCTGAATTGGATACTGCGATATGCTGCTTGTCAAGTTCGTTAATCAACCAAACATAGGTAAGACAATATTTTGAAAGAAGCATTCGGACTTTTTCACGTTTTTCCTGCATGGTTTGACCTCCATTTTTATAATTTCGAGTGAACGAAAAATGTACACAAAATTATTGACATTGTAAGAACTCCATGGTAGAATAAAGTTGCCAGAAATTATATAGCCATTGGAGACTTTCGGAAAACGGCAATTTTCCGAAGGATATTTTCTTATTGTCTTTTTGAGTTTACTTTCCGTTCACGGTGACTACATTATACTTCACTTTATTCACTTAGTCAATGGATTTTGGTGAATTTTGTGAAGTTTTTGCATATTGTACAAATCCGCAATGGCTATTTTGGTGAATTTTGTGAAGTTTTTGGAGGCTCTCATGTTCTGGAACAGATTCATTGAGATATGCAAAGAGCAAGGCACTACACCGACTGCCGTAGTTAAGGCTTTGAAAATTTCAGGCGGAAGCGTGACCAAATGGAAAAACGGCTCTATACCAACTGATACAACTATTCTCAAACTTGCGGATTATTTAAATGTATCGGCGGACTATCTTTCTGGGAAATCTAATGATAAAAATAAACCCACCGTCGGAGACGACGATGAGTTAGAAGAATATTTGGAAGAATTAAAAAATCGTCCCGAGATGAAAATGCTCTTTTCTCTTGCTAAGGGAGCAACCAAGCAAGATGTCGAACAAGCGGTTGCTATAATCGAAGCATTGAGAAAGGGTAAGAATGGATGATATTGTTTGCAGAATCGTTGAGCTTCCTTTAAGAGTCAATGCTGTAACCGTTGTTGATGAAAATGGAGATTTTAATGTATATGTCAATTCTCATCTGTCTCATGAAGAACAGATGAATGCATACAAACATGAATGTCGTCACATTAAAAAACAGCATTTTTATTTAGATACTCCCGTAAAAAATTGCGAACGGGAAGCTGATAAATAGGAGAATCAAATGGACGTAGTATTGTATTTGAGATATAGTAGTGATAAGCAGAATGAGCAGTCCATCGAGGGTCAGCAGCGTATATGTAAAACCTATTGCGAGCGCAATGATATGAATATCGTAGGTATGTATATAGACAGAGCTTTATCTGCTTCCAAACATACGGAGAAGCGCGAAGATTTCCAGCGCATGATTAAGGACAGCGAAAAACGCCAGTTTGAGGCTGTTATAGTTTATAAGCTCGACAGATTCGCGAGAGATCGTTACGACTCCGCGATTTATAAGAACAAATTGAAGAAAAATGGAGTTAGAGTTATATCAGCAACCGAAAATATAACAGACAGTCCCGAGGGGATTATCTTGGAGTCGGTTCTTGAAGGAATGGCTGAATTTTACTCCAAAGAACTCGCACAAAAAGTAACGAGAGGAATGAATGAAACGGCTCTGAAATGTAACTCCTGCGGAGGGCACGTTCCTCTTGGCTATAAGATCGAAAACAAAAAATTTGTTATTGATCCCGTAACTTCACCTATCGTGATAGAAGCCTTTGAAAGATATGCCAACGGTGATACCGTTGCCGAGCTATGCGAAAGTTTCAACAATCGCGGTTTCAGAACTACCAAAGGTTCAAAATTTAATAAAAACTCGTTCCGAAGTATGTTCCAGAACGAGCGTTATATAGGCATATACAAATACAAAGATATAAGAATTGAGGGCGGCGTTCCGGCTATCATAGATAAGGATATTTTCGAATTAGTGCAAAAACGTCTTAAAACCAACGCTCAGGCTCCTGCAAGAGGTAAGGCAAAAGTAGACTATCTGCTTGCGCAAAAACTGTTCTGCGGGCATTGTGGTAATGTTATGACCGGCGAATGCGGTACAAGTAAGGGCGGAACAACCTATAACTATTACACCTGTGCCGGGCGAAAGCGTTTTCATTCCTGTGATAAAAGGAATTTGCGTAAAGAATGGATCGAGCATGTGGTTGTAGAAGATGCTCTCGCTTTGCTCACCGATGAAAAAATAGATGAATTGGCAGAAATTGCAGCTAACCAATCCGAATTAGAAGCATCTCAAAATAGTGTCGTTCCCGCTTTGGAAAACGAAATACATGAAATTGAGAGAAGTATATCCAATCTCTTAAAACTTGTTGAAAAAGGAGCAGATTCAAAATCTTTGCTTGACAGACTGCAAGAGTTAGAAAAGCAAAAGAAAAATCTCGAAAAACAACTTATCGCGGAACTCAAAAACGTTGTCATTCTTGACAAAGATGATGTTGTATTATGGTTCAAAAAGTTTTCGGCGGGAGATATCTGCGATCCGGATTTTCGTCGTCAAGTTATTGATATGTTGGTGAATTCCGTAACAGTATGGGATGAGCCCGATGGTTATTATAAAATAACGACTATTTATAATCTCACGTCTCAAAATCCGAACACTTACAAGTGTTCGGATTTTGGATTAAACGGGTCACCAAACGGCAAGTTGCCGCTCCCAAATATTGGGGCGTGCATCGATATGCCGGGCTTCATTCCACGACGGTGTGATTCGGAGTTAAGTCCGAATACTTCACCAAATTGA